ATGAATATTTTGACTCAGTATGGAAAAGAAATAATCTCGATATTAGTACCGCTGATTACATTTATACTGAATAACTTCTTCAAAGGAAGCGCAAAAGTATCCATAGGTGAATTGCATCAGTTCAGCTTTCTGATAGAAGAACCATTGAAAGATGGTGCTGGCGAAATAATAAAAGCTAAGCAAGTCGTCAATACAAAGTCTTACATTATAATGAACGAAGGAAGGGAAGCGGCCAAAAAATTAGAATTGATTTTTAATTACAAAGATATGCATATGAATGTCTGGCCTGTCAAGCCGTATACAGAAAGCTATGATTATAACGGAAGGTATGTAGTCACTTTTGAGTACATTGCACCTAAAGAAAATTTTAGATGCGAAGTTCTGTCGCTAAATACAGAGTTGCCTGAGTTACTAACATGCAGAAGTGAACAAGGTATGTCTAAGAGAATACTGCTTTACCCTCAAAAAATATTTAATAGATATTTTATTTGGTTTATACAAAGCTGCTTATTTTTAGGTATGGCAACATTAGTCTATATTTTTATATTATTGCTACAGTGGTTGATAACGAAAACAGGTTAAATAAATAATATACGCCATAAGGAGGCTATATGGTTAAAAAATTTAGTAACCAGATTGATCAACTCAAAAAAAACCTTGAAGCAGTTTCAGGGACACAATCGATACCTTTTAGTGAACTTTTTAATAAGCAGTTTTTGGCTGAGTGCTCTTCATTCACTTCTCTTGAGGATATGTTTGATAAATCAGGATTTAGCGTTGAAACTAAGGAGGATTTTGCCGCCATACCTGATCAGGCATGGGAAGACTTCATAACGCAAAACACTTCTTATAGTAGCTGGAGGGAAATGCAGATTGATGCAGGCAGAAAGCACATAAAAAAAATGCTCAATAAAGATATGTAATCTTCTGATGATGGCCCTCAGCTTTATAAAGCACCACCATCACACTGCTGTTTAGCTTTGGTTGGGGGACGAAAAGGGGGCATTTTTTCTTTAGATACAAAAAAACCGCTTTAAAAAAAGCGGCTTAACTGCATGATTTTAATCATTAAATTTGGTGGCCCCTGCTGGGTTTGAACCAGCGACCAAGCGATTATGAGAACTATGAAAGGTATTAATAAAATAATGAGTTACCTATAAAACAGAGGCTTATGATAAAAATAAAGTTCTATATAGGTCTATATTTCCAACCTAATGCGACATTTTTGCGACACTTTAGTCAAATGATGGGAGATTGAGTACAAGTCGCAAAATACGTAATTTTGATAAACCCTTTTCATAATTTGCAGCTCTTCTAATTTCTTGGTTGATGGCAGAAATCCATTCCTCTTCATCAGATAAATAATTTTTTAACATACCCCAGTTATAACGTGACTCTAATGCGGTTTTTACAGTTAACCAATCCTCACGTGGTTTAGATAGCCAAGTATCGACAAATTTAGATGCAGGTATTGTCTTTAGGATTGGCATATTAGAATATTTTCCAAATGAATAAGAACCGGCTGAAATTGCTGTTCTAAACTCGCGCAAGTCTGTTTTGAGTAATTCTAATACCTCATCACCATAAGACGGATATTTTTTTTCTAAGGCAAGATCTCGATTGTAAGTTATAAACCTAGCCAATCTCTCGACATTTATTCTATATTCATCTTTAATCCAATATGCATAACCATGTGCATTGTCTTGTTGTTCTTCTTGTGTCTCACGAGCATCTTTTGTTGCTGGCGGAAGTTTGTCATTTGAAAGTAATTTAGAGACATAAGTTTTGTATTTATTTTCTAAATTATCATATTCATCATCAATTTCTCCATTCATAATGAGCATGCACTTTAAAGAGAAAGTATGTAGGATGTCACCTATGTCTGTAATATCTAAGGCATCTTCTTCATTATCTATTCTTACCAATGCATCCTTGATAGATTCGTCACTAAGCTTATCAAAGTTCATTAGTGCAACCCATGCTGGGGAATTTAAAGGATCACTAAAGTGGTGACTTTCATCTAAATAATTTGTTATTTCTATCTTGTTGTAAAAACCATTGCATATTGTATTTTCTAATATTTTGTCGCTTAATATTCTAGAGTCAAAATCTATCTCTGCCATGGTTTCTCTAAAAAGATCTTTCATTTTACCGTAGTTGCTCTTTTCAGCATCATTCTTTATATTAAAATCCATATAGGCAACTTTGCTTCTTGCTTTAATATCTTCCTTAGTTATTTTACCACTTCTAAAGCTAACCGAAATACCACAGAACATTAAGATTAGTGCTTTAATCTTGGTGCTTTTTTCAAGATGTTTTTTTTCAAGACAGCTGTATAATCGTAAGCAATCGTCAATTGCTTGTTTTAATATTCTCAAAGATTGGCATTTGGAAGCGCAGAATGCAGAAAGAATATAATCTTCAATTTCTTTCGCAGCTGTAGGTGCTCCCGATTTCTTAATAAAAGCATGATGTGCTTCTTTGATATTTGGTTCTATTAATAAAATTTGACCAAAAATTTTCTCTTTAACTTTGTTAAGCTCTTCTTGGATAATTTCATCATGTGCAATCACAATAACTCTGCATTGATGATGTTCAACATATTTGTTTATGCAGCCTAAGATTTTGTTTAAATCCATGTTGGCTCTTTCCAAATCATCAAAGACTATTACTTTATCATTCTTTACTTTTTCTCTGATGAACGCCTCGGCGACTCCATTAACAATTCCTGGAACACCAAAAGTGATTTTTTCGGTTCCTTTTAATGCATCTTTTATCCGTGCGGTTATTTTTGGTATGACTGATTTTGCAGGAAACATTGACAAAAAAACAGCTGAGTAAATTTCTTGTTGGCTGCTCAAACCGAAAAGACTAGTGTAGTAAATGTTGTCCATGCCTAATTCATTTATTACCTTATATGTCTTTCCAGTTCCCCACTCTCCTTTAACAAGAACAGCGTATCCAGGACTTTCAATTTGTTTGTAAAAATTAAAAAAGTTGCTAACTAGATCATTATTCATTTTTTACTCTTCAGGCTAGAGAGTGGGTTTAATTTTATAGCATCATCAAGATGATCAGGAGAAAAGTGAGAATAACGCATCGTCATCTTGATATCGCTATGCCCGAGAATCCTTTGTAGGACCAAAATATTACCTCCGTTCATCATGAAATGACTCGCAAATGTGTGTCTTAAAACATGCGTCATTTGGCCTGCAGGTAGTTGTATTCCTGCACCTTCCATAGCACTCCTGAAAGCATAATAACATGGCGAAAATAGAGAACCGTTCTTCTTAGGGAATTTCTCAAGCATTTCAGGATCAACAGGTATAGTTCGGTTTTTTTTCCCTTTGTTTTAATAAAGGTGATTTTCCCTGATGATATTTGTGAACGATTCAACTGCTCAGCTTCACTCCATCTTGCACCAGTGGCAAGACAGATTTTCACAATTAACTCCAAATATTTTGCAGAACTATTGCGATATTCATTTAAAACATGCTCAATCTGCTCTGAAGTTAGATAAGCCATTTCACTTTCTTCAGTTCGAAATTGTCTTACCTTTTCTAAAGGGTTTGGTGGAGACCACTCACCTAACCGCTTTAACTCGTTAAATACGGCTAAAAAATAGGCTTGTTCAAGATTCATAGTTCTGGGCGAAACTTTGCTGATACGTTTAGTTCGAGCAAATTGGCCATCTAATCTTTTTGCTCTGTAAGCAGTAAAAAGTTGAGCATTAAACTCAGTAGCTAATGGTGATCCCATGCACTCAGCAGCCCAAAGCATTGTAGTTTCACGCTTTAAACCATCACGTAATGTAACGCCATGACGTTCAAACCATAAATGCACAAGATCAGATAGGCGACGTCGATCTTTTCCATCTCCTAACCAGGGAGAATCTTCTAATTGCTGGAGAGTATAATTTTCAAAAGCAAGCGCCTCGCCTTTAGTCGCAAACTTTTTTCGAACACGCTTTCCTTGTTTGCCATCGCTGCGGTTAACTGAATAGAAATCAGCAATCCAATCACCAGAGGGAAGTTTTCTTACTGTCATAATTATTTAAGCGTGAGAACAACTCGACCAATGACATTGATCTCATCAATGCCACAATCAAATGCCATGCCTACACCGCTTACACGTACTTTCTTTACTGGTATACGAGTTAAAGTTCGCACGCCTACTTTACCCTCAATATCAACCAACCACTCATCATCATAAATCTTAGAAAATTGGCGCTCAATAATATACTGGGTAATGCCATCCAAAATGCATGTGGGATCTGTAGGAACTGGTTTGTCTTGCAAGAACGCGACTTTATCAAGCATATAAATCCCTGCGTCATAAAGGTGGCCATCGACAATTTTTTGTCTTGGCATCTTTAGAACCTCCAATTCCTCACTATCGAACTTCTTCCAATTTCCAGTAGCTAACCATTCAAGGCTAGCTCCTGTTTCTGCAATGCATCGCACAACAATTTCTGCAGGAAACCCCCCGCGTTTGTATCTGCCTGAAAGGCTGCTGGCTGCCATGCCCAGATGCTCAGCAAGCATCATTTTTGATGTAAAGCCGTACGCAGTAATTATTCGATCTAAGACGGGACCGCTTGCCATTTCAAAGTCAATTGTGAATTTGTGCATTACGAATTCAACTATCTATTTTGCGAAGTAATATTTAACACTTCGTAAAGTACGAAATAGTCCTGCTCCTGTATTCGTTATCCACCAATTATTGCCCCACATTGCCGTATGGCGGCTCAACGGCAGTTTGCCTTATGCGTCCTAACATTACAATCGTCATTCCAGAACCATACCTTCCCTTAGAAGAGTATTTACGCGGTACGGGTACTAACAAAGAAACCGCTCGCAACTTAATCGAATACGGAAAGCTGCTAATTAATAAAAAAGGCAAGAAAAAGAATTACTTAGTTGAAGTTAATATAGCTGCTTTGACTGTTATGGCCTTGAGCGAATGTGATGTTTCTCTTCAAGCGTAATCGAGGCTATCAATTCGTAAGGTGCGAATCATGTTTGATTATAAAGTTTCAGTACGAAACTACCTTGGTGATGCCTGCCGCCAGTTTTCACTGGCACACAACGTCACAGAAACTAGCTAAAAAAGTTGGAATGCAACTGGCCACACTGCGTAATAAGCTGAACCCGGTCCAGTCGCATCAACTTACCTTACCCAAACTGCTGGCGATCATTGATCTCACTGAAGACCCAACCATTCTGGACGGTTTCCTGCGTCAGCTTAATTGTCAGCCTTCTGTGCCGGTCAAAAATGCCAGACCTGAAAACATGCAGTTTTGTGCATTGACTGCTGTGGCCAGCGTCGGGGTGATCGCTGGGGAACCGCGTCATGATCATTGCCGACAGCCCGGCGCGTGTGAAAACCGGGGCGCTGGTAAATCTGGGCAGTGACAGTCTGCCCGTGGACGGCACAGATAAAGTGCTGGAGCTGGCAACACTGCAGGCGCTGGAAACGCTGCGTTTCAGCGTGCCGATGTGGTATCCGGACTATGACGGGCTTTACTGGTCTGACGGGCGCACGCTGGATGTGGAAGGCGGAGATTATCAGATTATCGAGTACCTGCGCATTGCCGGTACACGTCAGAAAATCATCGCGCCGGTGGTGTGGATTGGTTTAGAGAAGATTAACGTGGCCCAGCTGATGCTCGATACCGTGGCGTTGGTGCAGCAGCTGGCTGACCAGCTGGCCAGCCATACGCCCCCGTCAACCGGTCAGCCCACGAACAGCAGCGCCATTGCACAGAGTAGCCAGCAGGCCGCTGCGCTCAGTAAGAAATATTCCCCCGTCATCGGCAAGCAACCCAGCCACTGACCCGCTATCACAGCGGGTTTTTTATTGCCCGTTACCAGAGCGCCTCAGACGCAGGCTTCGCCACGCGCAGGCGAGGCCATCACGCATGATTGCCTTTAACAGATCATTCGCAGAGCGTGGCACTGGCTGCGCGTCAGCCCCGGCAAAATAATCGCTGCGCAGACAAAATCGGCGCTACACCGCACCCGCCTGCAGGTTTTGCATCATAAAAATTTTTCAGTTTTATTTTTTTACAAAACACACAGCTGGGCTGCGCCGCTTGCCGCAGGTCATCAACTGAAACGAGTGAAAAGATTTTTAGTGTTTGTCAGTTTTGAAGGATCTCGAAAGGATTTCGTTGAATGATCAAATGCCTGAAATTAAAAGGAAAATTGAATTTTAAGTGATTAAAAGGATCTCGAATGGCGAGTAAGAAAGCTGCCCCGACTAGGCTGCGCGACTAGGCGGGGTGCGGTTTGCGGGCGTATTTGAACAAGGGAATCAACTGAAAATTATTGCAATTATAGTGCTGTATGTTTATACAGCACCATGTTAATATCAGTGCTAACACTAAATTTGTAGTATCAGTTATCCACAGGCAAATAAACTTTGGATAATTCCTGCACTGTGTTTCATTAAAATAATTGTAAATCAATGGATTAAGTTGATTCCCCTCAATGGCGATAGCTTTTGTATGTTTTTTGGGCGCTTTTGTCACCAATTTGGTGACAAAAGCCGTATGGATGTAGTACTCTTTCGTAAGAGATCTGAGTTTTATAAATTTGGAATCTTGTTTTAAGCGCTTTTGCGTTTTTTATGTACCTTTAAAACTTAAAAAGCCTTATTTATCAAGAGATTAATTTGAATTGTAGTTAGATGAAAGGGGGGCAAATCATGGAAACTAGAACAGTTCAGGCTGTACTTGCTTCTCAATGGGACGGCCTGTTACCTATCAACCCGAGTGCTATAGCTCAACGTTATGGTATTGAGGTAATCCCGCTAAACCCCGCAGAGGGACTTTCCGGTGTGGCGGACGTACGAGATGATGGTACAAAAATTATTGGGTATAACCCAAATGAACCTCGTTATCGTATTCGATTTACTATTGCTCATGAGCTGGCTCATCACTTATTGGGCCATACTCAAGGGAACAAAGCTTGTTTTAGGGATTTCACTGAGGGTAATCATTATTATGAGAACCCTGCAATTGAAACTGCTGCCAACAAATTTGCAGCTGAATTGTTAATGCCTGAAAAAGCTATAACCGTTGCGATTGAACGACAAGGTGTTACTAAAATTGCCGAGCTAGCCAATGTGTTTGACGTTTCCGAAAGCGCAATGTATTGGCGATTACGAAATCTTGGCTATGCGGTATAATTGTAAATAAATTCTTGTTGTTTAATAATGAAGCCACTTTTAACTAAGTGGCTTTTTTTATGACTTCAAACACAGATGACACTTTAAACCAAGCTAATTCTCAGCAACAAAATAACTCCGGCAACACAGAAGGAACAGATCAATCAGGCCAAAGGGCGACATGGAGAGCAACACAGCGGACCCTAACGCAAGAGGAACTTGACCAATATCTTGAGCAGGGAGGCGGAGCTTTACCGCCCGGCAATAAAAACGAGTGGGTTTTGAATGCAGCTTGGTGGGAATGGTTTGAGCCTCGCTTGCTTAAATTAGTGCTTTATGTATGTTGTTTGGTAGCTTCTGTAGCTTTCCTGTGGATTGGTCTAATTGCTACGAAAGATACCATTGATAGTATGGCAACGTATCGTAATAACGTCTCTGATGCAGTTAAAACAGTTGTTGAGGGTGCATCTAAAGATCAAGTAAAGGAATTAGGTAAGCCAGACTTCGTAGTTCCAGTGTTTCCAGAAAGCTTGGAACATGCAAAAAAAGTTCATGAAGAAAGTAAAAATACAGATATTGAGATGCTTAAGAAATATCTCGATTCAAGCAGCTTGCTTTCTGTTAGCCCGATTATCACTTTGCTGGCATTTTTACTAGGGGTTGGCCTTACATTGATGCTTGGTTTGATGAAGTCCGTCCTACGCTCAGATAGTGAGGCAAAAAACAGAGATGGAGAAAGCGATAGCAACCTTTCTGTGCTTGCAACCCCTTTGAGCAAGGTTTTTGAAGAAGCAATTGAGTTTGTAAAAAAGAAGTTCAATAAATAAAAACTTACCAAAAAAAGCCGCCTGAAAGGCGGCTTTTTTGTTTATAAAGGTAGATAACATTCTACATGACACTCTAATAGTCTGTTTGATTGAGTTTTTCATGGGCTGAGCGCTTGGCTCAGTAATTGAGGGGACAAAAAGGGAACAGTGACGTAAGAGATACAAAAAGACCACCCTAAAAGCGCGGGCTAAGTAACTGATTTTCATCATTAAATTTGGTGGCCCCTGCTGGGTTTGAACCAGCGACCAAGCGATTATGAGTCGCCTGCTCTAACCACTGAGCTAAGGGGCCAGCGGAGCGGGGATTATAAAGTATCTCTTCAGGGCGATCCAGCACTCAGCCGCCGGTTGCTGAAATATGCAGCAGTGATTTACCTGCTGATTTCTATAACAAATCTGACTCTTTGTATTAGCGAACTTTTAAAACGGTGTCCTGAATGCCGCCTGTGCAGTTAAGGGAACCTCAGGTCTGGCTATTCAGGCAGGTCGCGGTGCCATTATGGTACACGCGTTAAGGTTTCTGTTCTGAAGACAAGAGTGCGGGATCTGAGATGCCTGGCCCCCCGATCGCAACTGCACCACAAAAATCGCCAGGCTGGATGTGCAGGTGCAATAATTAACTCTCAATTGATGGTTATGCGGCAGAGAGGGCTGGACGATATATGGAGCAGCAGAGTAGTAAAGCGCGAACACATCTTGTGCGCGGGAAATCTGAGGCGGACTTAACAGAGGACCTTTCTGTGGTGATGCAAGCCCCCTGGCTTGTACATGGCTCTGTTCATACGATTGCAGCCTCACAGAGTGAGCATCAATGCGCGCGAGCCTGTCCGCAGGCGCAGGACAGCCCCGAACCACAACGTAGCCTTATTGCACTGAAACCGCGCGCGCTGGTGACAGCATGATTGCGCATGACATTCGCGACATTATCGCGCCAGGCCTTGATGTGCTCTTCTGCGGCATCAATCCAGGCCAGTCAACCGCCCATCAGGGCTTTCACTTTGCGCATCCCGGCAATCGCTTCTGGAAAGTCATCCATCTGGCGGGATTTACCCGGCAGCAGCTGAAACCGGAAGAGGAGCAGCGTCTGATGGAAACCGGCTGCGGAATCACCATGCTGGTTGAGCGTCCTACGGTGCAGGCGAGCGAGTTAGCGTCTGAGGAGTTACGCCAGGGTGGTCTGCGCCTGACGGAGAAGGTCATGCACTATCAGCCTGCCGCGCTGGCTATCCTCGGCAAAGAGGCGTTTCGCCGTGCCTTTAAACAAGGCAAGGTTGAGTGGGGCAAGCAGCCGACAGGCATAGGAGAAACGCAGGTGTGGGTATTGCCAAATCCAAGCGGACTCAATCGCGCCTCACTGGAGGAGATGGTGGCCGCATATCGTCAGCTTTATAGGGCATTGCACCCGGTGAATCACTGAACCCGGGCAGGGAAGGGGAAAGACGGTAACAGGCAGGCATAAAAAACCCCGGCGAACCGGGGTTTTCAGGACTTAGTCGTCGAGGAAGCTGCGCAGCACTTCCGAACGGCTCGGATGGCGCAGTTTACGCAGGGCTTTCGCTTCAATCTGACGGATACGCTCACGCGTAACGTCGAACTGTTTGCCGACTTCTTCCAGCGTATGGTCGGTGTTCATATCGATACCAAAACGCATGCGCAGTACTTTCGCTTCACGTGCAGTCAGGCCAGCCAGCACGTCGTGAGTCGCAGAACGCAGGCTTTCTGAGGTAGCAGAATCCAGCGGCAGCTCCAGCGTGGTGTCTTCGATAAAATCGCCCAGATGCGAATCTTCATCGTCACCAATCGGCGTTTCCATGGAGATTGGCTCTTTCGCGATTTTCAGCACCTTACGGATTTTATCTTCCGGCATCAGCATACGCTCAGCCAGCTCTTCCGGCGTCGGCTCGCGGCCCATCTCCTGCAGCATCTGGCGCGAAATACGATTGAGCTTGTTGATGGTCTCAATCATGTGCACCGGAATACGGATGGTACGCGCCTGATCGGCGATAGAGCGGGTGATCGCCTGACGGATCCACCAAGTCGCATAGGTCGAGAATTTGTAACCACGGCGATATTCAAACTTATCGACCGCCTTCATCAGACCGATGTTACCTTCCTGAATCAGGTCGAGGAACTGCAGACCACGGTTGGTGTATTTCTTCGCAATCGAAATAACCAGACGCAGGTTGGCTTCCACCATCTCTTTCTTAGCGCGACGCGCTTTGGCTTCACCAATCGACATGCGGCGGTTGATGTCTTTCACCTGCTCGATGGTCAGGCCGGTCTCTTCTTCAACCTGCGCCAGCTTCTGCAGGGAGCGCATCACGTCATCCTGCACTTCCAGCAGTTTTTCAGACCATGGCTTGTTCATCGCCAGTGCGGCTTTAAACCAGCTCTCGTTGGTTTCGTTGCCGGTAAACAGGGTGATGAAGTTCTTCTTCGGCATTTTGCACAGCTCAATACAGAGCTTCATGATCAGACGTTCCTGAGTACGGACACGTTCCATCATGTTGCGCATGCTGCCAACCAGGTAGTCGAACTGCTTCGGTACCAGGCGGAACTGCTTAAAGACGTCAGAGAGGTTCTGGATCTCGGCAATGGCTGCGGCATGGCTGCGGCCTTTACTCTTGATCACGCTGCGGGTGGTTTCATACTGCTTACGCAGGTCAGAGAACTTCTCGCGCGCCAGTTCCGGGTCGATAGAGTTATCATCTTCGGAATTGTCGTCATCCTCTTCATCATCGTCTTCGTCGTCGTTACGATCGGCTTCAGAGAGTTCAGAGCCCACGTGCGTCGCCGTTGGGGCCAGATCTTCTTCTGCGTTAGGATCGACGAAACCGGTGATCAGATCGGAGAGGCGTGATTCGCCTGCTTCGACTTTGTCATACTGATCCAGCAGATAGGTAATCGCTTCAGGGTATTCGGCAACGGAACACTGAACCTGGTTGATACCATCTTCGATACGCTTCGCGATGTCGATTTCGCCTTCGCGCGTCAGCAGTTCAACGGTACCCATTTCACGCATGTACATGCGCACCGGGTCAGTGGTGCGCCCGATTTCAGATTCAACGCTGGATAATACCTGAGCGGCAGCTTCCGCGGCATCTTCGTCAGTATCGGAGCTGTTTTCATTCAGCATCAGATCGTCAGCATCCGGGGCTTCTTCAACCACCTGAATACCCATGTCGTTAATCATCTGGATGATGTCTTCGATCTGATCTGAGTCGACGATATCTTCCGGCAGATGGTCATTGACCTCAGCATAGGTCAGATA